CTTATAATATGAAAAAAGATTATATTGATTATGACCAACAAAAACAAAATGCATCTACAACTTTTCAAGATGCAAACACAATAGCTGTTAAGAAAGACCCTCCGAAAGTTGTTGTTGATTCTATGCAATCACAAGAACTACAGGAAGACACTCCGGAAGAACAAGCTGACCAACCTTATAAAAAGGTAGACTACAAGAAAAGATACGATGACCTTAAAAAACATTATGATACTCGTGTTAATTCTTTTAAGCAAAGAGAAGAAGAACTTTTAGCTGAAGCTAGGTCAAATAGACCTAAATATAAAGCTCCTAAAAGTGCTGAAGAACTTGATGCATTTAAGAAAGAATATCCAGATGTTTATAATGTTGTTGAATCTGTTGCTCACATTCGAACTTCAAAAGAGTTAGAAGATGTTAAGGAGGAGGTTAACTCACTTAAAAAGTTAAACCAACAAGCTAACAAAGAAAGAGCAGAAGCTAAATTAAAAACAATGCATCCAGACTTTGAAATAATTCGTGAGTCTGATGATTTTCATAATTGGGCTAATGGTCAACCAGAAGAAATAAAAGGTTGGGTATATGGTAATAACTCTAATGCAGAGTTGGCTTCAAGAGCAATTGACCTTTTCAAACAAGATACCGGCAAGTCTAAATCTAAAGAAACATCTGGTGATGTTGTACCTGCTTCTGAAATGATACAAATTAAGAACAGTAAAGACATCGGCTATGGTTCTAAAAAAATTTGGACTCGTTCTCAAATAGCGGCTATGTCTCAGACAGAGTTTGATAATAATGAAAAATCTATAACCGAAGCTATGCGAGAAGGTCGTATTATAAATGATATGGGCAATCGTAAGTATGGCGGTTCTGGTAATCCAACTTATTAAACAATTAAACAGATATAGTCATCACATTAACTTTTAATTAATAAGGGAGAATACAATGGCTGTATTTCAAAATGCCGGTGGTGCTGCAAATAATAACTTTAACGCAGGTACTTCCGGTCAGACTAATGAGTTCTTCGTACCAGAAATCTTTTCGAAAAAGATTCAAAACTTTTTCAGAAAATCTTCTGTAATCGAAGCAATAACTAACACAGACTATGCGGGTGAAATCGCAGCTTTTGGTGATACTGTAAACATCATCAAAGAGCCAACAATCACAGTAGCAGCTTACACAAGAGCAGCTTCTACTACTAAACAATTCTTAACTGACCAAGAGTTAACACTTGTCATTGACAAAGCTAACTCATTTAAGTTTATTGTAGATGATATCGAAGAGAAATTATCTCACATTAACTTTGCGTCAGTAGGTGCGTCTAGTGCAGCATACACACTAAAAGATACAATGGACTCAGAAGTTCTATCTGCTATGTTTAGCGGAGTATCAACTTCTTCTCCAGACCATCAATTAGGTGGTGACGGAAATGGTTCAGCAGTAGCTAACTTTAGTTCTGGTGACCCAATTGATATGGGTAATGGCGGTTCTGAACTTAGTCCTTTAAAAATCATGGCTAGAATGGCTAGACTTTTAGATGATTCACAAGTTCCAGAAGAGGGCAGATGGTTTGTCGCAAAACCAGAGTTCTACGAAGAACTAGCTGATACTGATTCAAAACTAATGTCATCTGACTTTAACCAAGGTGACGGAGGTGTAAGAAACGGACTAGTAGCATCTGGACAAATCAGAGGATTTTCTATGTATAAATCTTCAAATGTTCCAGCAGTTTCTGGTACAAATTCAACTGGACAATGTTTAGGTGGACACATTTCATCTACAGCAACTGCACAGTCAATTCTTAATATTGAAACTCTAAGAGATACCGATACTTTCGGTGACATCGTAAGAGGTCTTCATGTATATGGAAGACAAGTATTAAGAGACGATGCTTTAGTAAAAGCAGTATACGCAATTGACTAATATATAATTACACAAGGGGCGATTAAATTCGCCCTTTGTTTTATAAAATATAAAAAAGGATTTACAATGGCACACAGTTTTAAAAACGGAATAGATTATGCTGATGTTATAACAAGACATCAACCACATATATTAAAAGGGGATAGAGTTGCTTCAGTACATCATGGTAAAGATTTACATCCTAGAAAATATGGGATAGAAGATTTAAGAAGAGAATGTGATAAAAGTGACATGGGAACAAAAGGAAGAGAAAAACTTTATCCAGACGATTTACAATTTCCAAAAGTATAATTAAGGAGAGTTAATGGCTGCTCCGTTTAGAACATTCTTAGATTTATGTAATACTCTTATTAGAGAGATTAATGAAGTTGAATTAACTTCTTTAAATTTTACTAATGCAGTAGGTATACAAAAATTTATTAAAGATACAATCAATAGAGGTTACTTTGATATTTGTAATGCAGAAGACAAATGGAGTTTTCTTGCAGTAGGTGACCCTTCAGATAATTACTATGGTAATGTCAATGTTGAAACAGTATCTGGAACAAGATGGTATAAATTTAATACATCATCTACAGGAGTAACTACAGACTATAGTTTTATTGATTATGAGAATGTAACTCTTACAGAAGAAGGTGTATCTGGTAAAGATGCTCCATATGAAGTAAGAAACTTACATCCTATTACAACAGAGTTTTGGACAAAGCATTATGCAATCTCTGAGTCAGTAGACAAAAGTGATACACAAACTTTTGGAATACCACAAAGAATAATTAGAAGTCCAAAGAATGATGGATTTGGTTTATCACCTATACCTAATGGTGTATACAAAATTTATTTCTTTGCATACTCACAACCAAGTGAATTAACAAATCATGGTGATACAGTAGTATTTCCACAACAATATACTACAGTATTATTATCAAGAGCAAGATATTATTTACATCAGTTTAAAGATAATATAAGTCAATCACAATTAGCTGATGCAGAATATAAAAAAGGTTTAAGAACTATGCGTGAACAATTAATTGAATCGTTTCCGGATAGTATGATTGACGATAGGATTAGAATAGTATAATGCCAGAGCAAGGTGTATCAGTTACTTGCGAAGGTGGATTAGATTTAGTAGGCACAACACATAATCTTTTTAGAACACCGGGAGTCGCAACATCTTTAAAAAACTATGAGTCTTCTATTCATGGTGGATATAGAAGAATAAATGGTTTTACAAAGTTTGGTTCGGCACAACCAAGTGGCACAGATGATGTCGAAGGTATATTTAGATATTGTCAAGGAGTAGTTGCTTGTGCTGGTGCTAACATTTATTATAGTACAAATGGTAATAGTTGGACACAAGTAAATAAAGATACATACCAAAATAAAACAGGAACAGTTTCAGTAACAGCAGGTGCAGCAACAGTTACAGGAAGTGGTACAAGTTTTACTACTGAGTTTGCAGTAAACGATGACATTAAAATTAACAATGAAGTATTTAATGTTTTATCAATTACAGATAATTTAAACTTAACAGTAGATGGTAACTTTGCAAGTTCAGCTTCTAGTCAAGTTATTAAAAAGAATGGAGCAAATGATTCACAGTTATCAAGTGGGTCAGCAATAGCTAGAACAAATCAAGCTGATTGTAAGTTTGCTTTATACGAAGGTGATACTCAACATGGTGAGTTATTTATTGTAGACGGAGTAAATAAACCTGCTATGTTAAAGATAACAGTAGCTGGTGGAGTTAATACTTACAGTTTTAAAGAAGTAGAAAGGTCTGCACCAGACAAGTCAAAGTTTGCTACAATATTTGGTGAACGATTAATACTTGCAGGTGACTCAGATAATCCACAAGTTGTATCATATAGTACAAGATTAAAACCAGAAGATTTTACTGGAGCTTCGGCAGGAACAATTGATATTGGTGATAAAATACAAACAGTAAAACCTTTTCGTAATAAACTAATTGTATTTTGTGAATCAAGTATTTTTCAAGTATCTGGATTAGACGGAACACCAGTAGTATCGGGAGTAACAAAAAATATTGGATGCGTTCATGGTAACACAGTTCAAGAGATAGGCGGTGACCTTGTATTTCTTGCACCAGATGGTTTAAGAACAATTGCAGGAACTGCTCGTATTGACGATATAGAATTAGGTTCTATCAGTAGAAAAATATTACCTTTATTTAGAGATAACATTTTTCCTAATTTATCAACTATACAATTTGCTAGTATGGTTGTTCGAGAAAAAAGTCAATACAGATTATTTTACTATCGAAGTGGAGTTTCTAACCCACAACAAAAAGGTATCATAGGAACTTTTAAGATAGCTTCTACAGGTGCTGTAGGTTATGAGTGGAGTGAAACAGAAGGTATACCAGCTAGAAGAGTTCATGCAGGTACAGATGCAAATGGTAATGAAGTTTTGTATCATGCAGAAGTTGATGGTAGAGTTTATAATCATGATACTGGTAACGACTTTGACGGAGCAAATATAATAGCAATATACAAAACACCAGATTTAGATTACGGAGATTCTGGTGTAAGAAAAACTTTATACTATATTAAAACAAGTATTAGAGCAGAAGGAACAAATAATAATTTAACAGTTTTACCTAGATACGATTTTGAAAGTCCAGATGTACCTCAACCATCTGAAATAAGTTTAGGTAATCTTATTTCGGTTTCAACATTTGGTAACGCAGTATTTGGAACAGCGATATTTGGTGGTACATTATTTCCACAACAAAGAGCAACATTAACAGGTAGTGGATTTACAAATAATTTTAGAATACGAAGTGCAGGAAATCAAGCTCCTTACACAGTATCTGGATTCTATGTAGATTTCATAGCAGGAGGAAGAATATAAAACATGGCAGCATATGTTAGACAAAGTACATTTTCTGATGGTGATACAATCTTTGCATCACTATTAAATAATGAATTTGACCAATTACTAGCAGCATTTAATGTATCAACGGGGCATACACACGATGGTTCAACTACTGGTGATGGTGGTCCAATATCTAAATTATTTAGTAACGCAATCACTTTTGGTAAGAATGAGAATACAGATATTGCTGTAACATTTGATGGTTCTTCTAATGATGGTGTAATTACATGGATGGAAGACGAAGATTACTTCCAATACTCTGATGATATTTTATTAAGCACTACTGAAAAAGTTTTATTTAGAGACTCAGCAATCTATATTCATTCATCAACAGATGGACAATTAGATATAGTAGCAGATACTGAAGTACAAATAGCTGCAACAACAGTTGACATAAATGCTAACGCAGATGTATCTGGTACATTAACATATGGAAGTTTATCAGATGGTGCTATAACTATTACTGCATTTGTAGATGAAGATAATATGTCTTCTAATAGTGCAACATTAGTTCCAACACAACAATCTGTAAAAGCGTATGTGGATGCACAATTAACAGCTTCTGACCTTGATTTCCAAGGTGATTCTGGGGGAGCATTATCTATTGACCTTGATAGTGAAACTTTAGATATAGCAGGTGGAACAGGTATTGATACTTCTGGTTCTGGTAATACTTTAACAGTAGCAATAGATTCAACTGTAGCTACACTAACCGGTTCACAAACTTTAACAAACAAAACACTTACAAGTCCTGTACTCAATACAGGCGTATCTGGAACAGCAATATTAGATGAAGATGATTTTGCTTCTGATTCAGCTACACAATTAGCAACACAACAATCAATTAAAGCATATATAGCTACACAGGTAGCAGCTTCAGATACTTTAGCAGAG